CTTCACGCCAGCCATGCGCAAAGCCTGCCAAGACAGACACAAGGAGAAGCCATGAAGCCAAACGAAGAAGACGAAGCCTTCGCCGAACTGTTCGCCAAGCAAGAGGCGCATATGGCGGACGCGATCAACCCAAGCCACTACAAGGTCGGCGGCATCGAGACCATCGACTACATGAAGGCGAAGTCCACCCGAGAGGAGTTCCGTGGGCACCTGCGCCTGACCGCCCTGAAGTACCTCAGCCGCGCTGGATACAAACACGAAGACGTCATCGAAGACTTCAAGAAGGCTCGCTGGTATCTGGACCGACTGATCAAGGACCTGGAAGAGGAGAGCAAGCATGCCAAGCGCAACTGAACTTAACCCCAAGGTTTACAAGACAGCCACCCAGACGAGCGTCCTGGAGACCTGGAGGAAGCACGGGTTTACCCCACCTTCAGAGATCGAACAATACCGCTTGAAGTGGTTGGAGTTCCGCTCGCTCCACCTTCGCGAGGAGGAGGAGACGCTTGCTCACCCGGATGGTAATACGCAATGCTAATATCGAGCCGGGTACTCAGGCGCTGCCGAACTGGAGCCTGATGATGAGCATTTACCTGCGCGGCAGCGTTTACTGGATAGAGATACGCAAACCCAACGGCGAGCGGATACGCGAAACGGCGGGGACGGGGGACAGGGGGACAGCGCAAGCTTTCCACGACCTGAGAGTCAAGCAGATTGAAGATGGCTTGATCAAGCCCCCGACCTGGGCGGACGCGATTCGACGCTGGATGGAGGAGCGTTCTGACAAGCGGTCATTGGACCGCGACGAGTCGATGGCTAGGTGGCTTGCGCCGCACTGGGATCAACGGCTGTTCAACAGCATCACCGATGACGACGTCAAGAGGGTGGTGGAGTTGAAACGCAAGGAGACCAGCGCGAGCAACGCGAACCACTACCTGAAGTTCGTGAAATCGCTCTTTAACAGATCGGTGGACTGGGGATGGGTGGATTCTTCACCCGTCAAAGCAAAGCCCTTCTCCGCGCCAAAGACGCGGGTGAGGTTCCTTGCTGAGGATGAGCTTGTCCGATTGATGCGTGAGCTTCCTCATCACCTGCGGGTGATGGCGGAGTTCAGCGTGTTGACGGGTCTTCGGATGTCCAACGTGACTGGACTTCGGTGGGACCGGATTGACATGCAGCGCCGGGTTTTGTGGATTCCGTCGACCGACTACAAGTCGGGCAGGGACCACGGGATTCCGCTGGGGGATCGGGCGGCGCAGATTCTGGAAGGAGAGAAAGGGCAAAACGAGGAATGGGTGTTCACGTACAAGGGTTACCCCGTACAGAACACCAACACGGCGGCTTGGCAGAAGGCGCTGCAGAGGGCTGGCATCCGGGACTTCCGGTGGCACGATCTTCGGCACACCTTTGCCAGCTACCACGCCATGAACGGCACCCCGCTGTTGACGCTCAAGGCATTGGGCGGATGGCAGACGCTGGAGATGGTCAACCGCTACGCCCACCTGTCAGCAGAGGGTGCGCGGCAGTACGCCAACAACAGCGTACCCACAGCTGTGGGTGCGTGTGGGAGAACTGTGGGTATTGTGGGTCAACAAAACCCACAATAGCGCACCCACAAATGAACAGGGGAACCGAAGTTCCCCTGGGAAAAATGGCGGAGTGGACGGGGCTCGAACCCGCGACCCCCGGCGTGACAGCACTATACACCTGCTTGCAAATCAACAACTTGCAGCGCCTTTGTACCCACAAAGCGAGCAGATTGTGGGTGCTGTCCGCCCACAGGGTTAACGCGGCTCCCCTGCCTGACGCTGGATGGCGTAGAACTCCTTGTTGAACTCCGACTCCAGCTTTCTCCGCTCCTTGTCGATGAACTGGAGCCTGTCGTACTGCTCGCGACGCGACAGGCTCTTGTTGTCGCGGATGTCGATCTCCTCCTTGCGCAACAGCGACAGCTGTTTGACGATGAAGCGCTGAGAGGAATCAAGCTGGGCGAATAGTTCGTTCTCCCTGATCCGAGCCCGAGCGTTGGCGGATGCGTTGTCAGACTCGGCGTTCTGAAGCTCAGCCTTGGCTTCCTTCACCCGCTGGCTGTTCTCGAAGAATGACGACTGGTCGCCACGACCCGTGTCCCTGCGGTAGAACGCCTTGAGGATCGGGTAGGCGTTCTTGTCCAGAGCGGCGTCAGGTCCGACATTCAGGGACAAGTCAACAGCTGTGATGGTGTCCTTGACGAACGTGCCAGCACCGCCGGTTGTGAACGTCAGCAGGTACGAGAGCGTCTCTGGGCTGACATCAACCTTACCGCTCTTGCCTGGGCTTCCGCCCGTGGCTTCGTTCATCCAGGTGGTGAACCGCTGCAGGAACGTGTCCCTTGTGTTCGTCCAGTACCGCTCGCTGTCCGGCGTTGCGCCGCCTTTGTAGTCCGGCGGCAGCAAAGGCATGCCGTTCTCGCGCTTCTCAGAGGTAAGCACGATGAATGGATCAACAATCGTCGGCGACACAAACGTTGCGGCGTTGTCCGCTGCACCAAGCGGGCTGAAGTGAGTGAAGAAGCTGTCTCGCATGAACGCGGCAACTTTCCACGGGTCACGCCCCCGCTCCAGGTCCTTCATGGCGTAGCCAAGGTTCACGAAGAAGCCCAAGCCGTAGGCGAGAGGAACCGTGTACTGCTCTCCGTTGGGTCCAAACCACATCAGGTTCTTGAGCTTGGCAGAACGGTTCGACTCTTTGTCCCAGTACGGGTCATCGTCATCCCCAGCCGCACCAGCAGCCATCGTGGCAACGATGTACCCCAAGCCAACGAGCGAGCCAGCCAAAGCCCCGCCCTTCTTGGACATCACCAGCTTGCTCACCGACACTGCGCCCTGAATGGCGGGGTTGATGAACAGGTACAGCGGCGCAAGGAACGGAGTCATCTTGCCCCTACGGTTGAAGTTCACCGTGAGGTTCTTGGCGACCGTCGCAGCCTCTTCGCGCACCGCCTTGGGTGCATTGGTGTGGTTGTACCCGGCGCGCTCGATCACGCTCTTGTAGGCTGCAACTCGGGCTGCGTTTTCGATGCCTGCGTTGACATCCATGATCAGGTCTTCTGCAGACTGCAGGTATCGCAGCGCCAGACGGTGGTACGTGCGCGGCTCCTTGAGAGAAGCTTGAGCGTTGCGATAGTCGGAGATCACGCGCTGCTGGCGCTGCTCCAAGCCGACCAAGTCCATGAACCCAGTCTTACCGCCATCAGTCCTGTACATGTCGTAGTAGGCGCGAAGCTCTGGGTTACCAGCCCAGTTGTTGTTCCGCTCCGCCCGCATGACGGAGTAAGCAACCGGCATGAAGTCACGCCAGATGTCTATGGTGGCTTTGCCGCCGCGCTCAACAGCTGTTTTCGCTGTTGCGTACTCCAGGTCTCGACCGGCGTTGATCAGCACGAACGCAGGCGAGAGCGCAGTCCACAACTTGCCAAGCGTTCTGTTGATGGAGCCGAACACTCCCAGATAAACCTCTGCCAGCTTGCCGCTCAGCAAAGGCGTCATCTGCAGGTCAGACAGAAGACCGGGGTCGTTGATCCTGATGCTGCGCGGAACGCCGTTCACCCGAACGCCAATCGTGTTCACGCCTTCGTCCTTGACCAGGGCGTAGTCGACGATGTTGTTGGTCTTGTTCCAGCGCTTTTGCATGACCATCGGGTCAACATCCCAAAGCGCCGAGTCGGGGTTCTGCAAGAAGAATTTCAGCACAGCCTGACGCAGCTTGTTCTTCTCAGCTGCAACGATGGCTTCCTCATAGTCCTTGAGGATGTTCTCAACGATCTGACCAGCGCGTGAGCCGCGTCCCATTGCCCTGCGGAAGAACGGGTCGCGGGGGTCGAAGCGCGGGTTGCCGGTCGCCTTGCCCTCGGCAATACGCTCGAAGCCTTTGAGCGGCACGTAGTACTGCCAGCCAGAGCGCCAGGACTGCAGGGTTGCGTTGTCGATCAGCCCGCCATCAAGCAGCGTTTGCCCAGTAAGGCGGGTGATGGCTTGGAACCTGTCGGCAATCGATTTGATTTTGGCGAACTGGGCACCCTTCGCTTGCAATGAGGCGATGACGGACTGAGCGTCAGCGTTGGACATGCCAGACCCGTCGCCCGCGAACTGCGGGTTGATAGACGCGATGTGCGCATTGCGCTCTGCGGCGTGGTTGGCATACATGTACAGCGCCACGTCGTTCAGGTCCACGCCTTGTTGAGCAGCCTCCTGGATCAGCGGGCGCACAACGTTCTTGCGGAAGTCGTCGATGCGGTTACCAGCCCTACCGTGCATGCGGTGCAGGGAGTTCTCGATGTTCGTCTCTTCGGTCACCACGCCACCTTGCGCAACAACCTGCTGTTGAACATCTGTCGCCCTGCTTACTTCATTGGCAAGCATGTTGGACACGCGCTCCGTCATTGTCCGCTCGCCAAGGGCAAAGCGATTGCCTTGTAGCGAGACCTGACGGGCGAAGTTGCTGTTGGACAGCGGTTGGAACTGGCGATTCGGGACCTGACCTGGGGCTTTGCTGCCAACAGCCGCTGTTCTGCTGAGCGACGGGAGCTTGTTTCCAATCTTGGAAGCCAGCGCCAAAGCCTTGCCTTTGTGGAAGTACAACAGCTGTCCGGTGCGGGTGAGTTCGCCGTTGGTTTCGGCAAGCGAGCGGTCCTCGTTCATCGGGTACACCGACGCGATCTGCGTAGCCCGGTCATCTCCGTAACGCACATCCGGGTGGACGATAGCTACAACCGGGTTGCCGTCTTTGACCAGATCGAGCAGCACCTTGTACCCATACCGGCGACCAGCGCGGTCCCCTTCGCTTCGGAATACAGCGACAGGGTCGGCGATCTGCCTTGGCACGTCACGCAACTCATCAACCGTCAGGGCGATGCGAGCCTTGACTGGGACCACCATGCCAACCGTGTTTCGGCGGACCGCATCTTCGGTGTTCTTGCCGAACATGCCTGGGTTCACGACCTTCATCACAGTCGCCGGGTCCATGACCACCAACTGGTCGGGTGAGCCAACAGCCTTCAGAACAGCTGGCGTCTTCGAGATGCCAAAGACGCGGGGTGCGCGCGGGTCTCCGTCGGCAGCAAGTTGCACATCCCTGCGGCTGAACTGACCAGCCTCAGTAAGGGCAGGCTTCTCCGCGCGCTGGGTTATCTCAGTCCTAGTGCCCTCGTAGTCGACAGGAACATCATGGTTGAGGATGACCATCATCCCCATATTCGGCACGGCGTAACCGTCGTAACCGGCGTCGACGATTGAGGACTCAAACGCATTGAAGTCCTGCTGCGACGCGCGATACAGGCGACTCATGTCATCGCCTGGAGCGAGGATGTTGTCGAACTGCTGCGAGTAGACGTACTGACCTAGACCGGACTCGGCGCGGGGCATGCGCCCCATGTCGTTTTCGATGTAGAAGTAGACCCTGCGCTTAATGCGAGGATCGCCTGAACCATCAAGGCGCCGCGCTTCGGCTCCCTTGATCCCGGTGCCGTAACGGTTTCCGACTAAGGTTTCGGTGCGGGCGTTTCCGTAGTGGACCCCGACGAAGCTGCTCGCTCCTGGCTGAGCTTCTCCGAGTATTCTCCCGCCGCCTGTGCCGGATCGAATGGGAGGTTGGTCAAGTCGAACGACTCGGCTTGCTGCGGCTGGTTGCCAGGAGACTGTTCCGTCACCGGCGACGTCGACGCGCGATGGAGCGTACCGACGCTGTAGCTGTTCGCTTTCTTGTAGTCTTCCTCGGTTGCGGAGCGAATTGAGGTAAACGTCGCCATTCGGACTCTCCTTCCAGTCGTTCTTGGTGGACTCAAGAACCACCTGTTTGGTATTGATGTCTGTTAATTTTACACCAAGAGAATCCTCTGTGGTATTGATTGCGCGTAGGATTTCGGCGACCTGGGTCTGCCTCCAGTTCCCCGCGAAGTTCAGCAGACGAATACCTGGGACCCCGTCAACAACGATCTGCTGGAAGCCGGGGGCAAGGATGTTGCCCTCCTTGTCCTTGGGTGCCGACTCCAGGAATTTCGCAAAAAAGCTGGTTGCTTGGTCAACCGTCTTCAGGTCCGGGGACATGACGTCAATCGCCATGTTCTTGCCTGATGCAAGGGGGCGTGTGCTGATGACCTCGGTTTGCTGGAACGCATAGCCAACCATGTCCATGAAGTCGGATACGGCTTCTGGGCTTGCCAGCGCATCGATCTGGATTGCGCCCTCAATCCACTGCAGGTACGCACCGACTCCGGATACGTTCTGTCTGACTCGGATTCCAGCGAGGTCGGCAAGAAAGCTGATCTCGCGCTGAGCAACATCAACCGGAATCTCTTTGCCAGCAAGCTTCCCGGCAAGAACAGAGTCCGCTCCTGGTGCAAGTCCAATAGACACACGGCGAGTGTTACCGCCGATGATGTCGCGGACAAACTCAGCCCGGATGCCCATCGCCCGCTGCATGGTGACCCAGCCAACAGCCTGGACCTCTCGCGCAGTCCAGCCCCCGCCATCAAAGTTGCGGCTGTTGAGAAAGTCGACGACGTCGTTGTAGAAATCAATGCCGTACTCGTACTGCGACTCGCCTGTCGTTGTCTTGTCTGGAGCCAGCTGTTGAACAGCCTCATCGCCGAAGCGCTTGCGCAGAAACTCGAAGACCGTCTCGTCGACAAAGCCGATGTCGCGAGTCGCCCAAACATCGATAGCTGCGGGCTGGCGACCGCGCGGATCATCCTTTACGATTGTTCTGGTGCTGCGCCCAAGCTCGCTGTCCAGGAAGTCCATCAGCTTGGCGCCAATTCCACCCTCTGGCATCCGACCAGAAAGGATGTCTATCAGCGCGTCTTGGTTCAAGCCAGCCTTCTTGACCTCTTGCTTTCCAGCAGCCATGTCAGCTGCGCGTAAGACGTCAGTCATGCCTTTCGTTGGGCTTGCTCGCTTCTGCGACATCAGCCAAGCCAAAGCGTATTGAGGAGTCGTGCCCCCAAATACAGGGCGAAGAGCTTCATCAAGCTGCCGATACCAGCTTCGCGAGTCCTTGAGTTCCTCCGATGACAGGAGAAGCTGGACCCGGTCAAGCCAGTCTTGGGCGGTGATCTTGCCCAGCACCAACTTTTGATTGCCGCTGCCAAACTCAACCCGGTCGTTGACCGGGGAGCCAACGCCATCCTTTCTCTTGAGACGGCGGGCAATCCGACCCTCAGCCTCTTGCGCATCAACTGTCGGGCTCAGCGGGTTTGCGGGCTCGACGGGGAGTCTACGCTGAGCTTGTACCGATACCTGTTGCTGTGGTACACTCTCATTAGGGATTGCTCTAGGAGACGACAAAGTGGCATCAATACCAACCTCGTTCCCCGCTGGGACGACGTTCTTCGACGTCGGCGGCGTCCCTGTCACTCGCGCACCCAACGGCGGGCTCTCTGCTTGGGACGACAACCCTCGAACTGGAGAGACGGCACCGCGAACATTCGGGCTATCGACCTGGACATCAGAGGGGGTGCCCATGTCAGAGGCTGACTGGCGAGCCCTGTTCACCCGGTCGAACACCTCTTCTGCGGCTTCCGAGTAAATCTCGAACTGCTCGCGCTCAAGCTCATTGATCTTGTCCTGCGCCGCCGACAGGTCCCCAGGGGACATCGGGTTCTCGCGGCTGCTCATCGCACGGCGAAGCTTCTCTGCCTGCTCGTACAGCTTGTGGGCTACACCCTTCGCGTCCAGCATCTGAGCGAAGTTCATCTGTAGCTCGACCGGGAAACCGGCGATCTGCGCACCCTTGAAGAACACGTCGCGGTATCCGCTGGGGTGAACTGGCGCGGCAGGGTCCCAGCCATTGCGCTTCACAACAACGCCAGGGAAGAACGACGTAACCGCGTCGATCATGTTGTCCAGTTCACGCAGGTCTTCGACTACCAGCGTCGAGCGGACAACGTCACCGATCTTGGTGTGGTCCCCGCCGTAGTCGAACCAAATCTTGCCGAACGCGCGGGGAAACTTCTTGATGGGACCGGCTTGCAGGGTCATGCCTTCGCGGTCCGCAACCCTGAGCATGCGCGTGTCGTAGCGAGCCTTGATGGTTGGCGCGCGAGCCAGAAGCGCCTTGGTGTTCTGGTAGACCTGGAAGATGTCTTGCTCAGCCAGCAAGACCGTAGCGGGGATGTTCCTGCCTTCGACCAGCGCAGTGACCAGCTGTTCACGCGGAGGCGGGGGCGGCTCTCTGCGCTTAGCCTGCGGCGCCGCGCCAGTTGCTGACTGGGCGCCACCAAACGTCACAGTTGGCGCGCTCATCTGGTAACCCGAGTACATCGGGAACCTGCCCAAAGAAGCTGGCGCTGCCTGCGACGACTGGAAACTCCCGGTCCCTACACCCGTAGCACCGGGCTGAGCAGGCTGCGCAGCAGATGTTACGGGCGCGACACCACCCCTGGCAACCACTGCAGCCAAGGCGGGCGGCATAGAAGACTTCGCTGCCTCGCGCTTCTGGTATTCCTTGAACGCATTGACGATGGCTTCCCGAGCCTGGATGACTCGCTGCCGATCCTTGATGTACTGAGGACCGCGCAGGGCTGCGCTCAACTTGTTCAGGATGTCGACCAGGATGTCTTTGAACTGTTGAGCAAGGGTCTTGTCCTGGAAGCTGTCGAACAGCCTGTTGAGAAGCTGTGGATCGGTGGCTTGCTGACCGACCGTGTAAGCCACCAGTTCAGACTCAAGCTCTTGTTGAGTCATCGGGCGACCAACCTCGCGCATCCGCGACGCGTTCAGGCTGTCGAACAGCCGTTGCTGCATCTGCGGGTCAACAGCCTTGACCACCGCATCGCGAAGCGCCTTGTAGACGTCGGCGTAACGGGTCTCCAGGACGTGGGTCAACTCATGCCACGTCGTGTCCATCAGATCGGCATTGGCTCCAACCAGGATGGTGTCGCCTACACGGTAGCCATTGAACGCACCGAGGTTGCGGGTCTCGCCAGCCTCGTTGGTGACAGTCATCCCCTGCTCGCCAAAGTCCACCCAGTGAACGTTGACCCCAAATGCCTGAGCGAGAGCCTTGGCGAAGGTGTTCAATCGCTTGTCTGAAGTGACCTCCGTCACATTCAGCTGCTCTCCAGGGTTGACGCCGAGGTCCTGCCCAATGCTTGCCAGCGCATTGGTCAAGGTTTCCGGCTGGGATTGCTGCTGGCTAACAGCTGTTCCCAGTGCCTGTTGATTTCGGGCGTCTACCTCGTCCAGCATCTGCTGCAGGTCGTTCTGGTCCACGGTTCCCGCAGCGCTGACGTCGGACCGCAGGCTCATGGGCTGAGCCTGTGGCTGAGCCTGACCCAAATTCAAATCGGAATTTTGACCAGGGACAGCTGTTGACAGCTGTTGATCTGCTGTTGCCCCAGGAAGGTTTTGATCAAGGTCGCCGAGCGCGGGGTCTGTACGCTCACCACCTGCCATCACGCCTTGGGCGAATGCATCGAGGTCAACCGACGGCTCCACCCGTCCACGGTTGTAGCGGTCATCAGGGTTGGGAATGTCATTGACCAGACCTTGCGGCG